CCGCTGTGACCTGTGCCTCCCGCATACGGTTGGGTCGTCACGGCACAGTCAACAACGCCATCGAGGCGTTGGGTGCGGTGGGGAAACTGGAGGTGTGGGCGGAGGAACGCCACTACGGGCACACCTTGGGTATGAGGTTCCTGCCTACCACCCCGCCGACACGCATCCCCGCAGAGTACGACAGGCCCATTCTTGCAACCGTGCAGGCACGGGAAGCAGCGAACCTGTAACCATCCACCATCAACAACACGGCCAGTGTTATACTGGCTGCTAGCAGGCAAGCAGGCCAGCGGCCCACCCCTCAGGGGGTGGGCCTGCTAGCCCTAGCCTAGGGAGAGAGGGAGAGATGAATAAGGAACATTACTTCAAGGACGGACGCTGGCATCATACGTGGCATCAGTCTGATCTGAAGACCCTGGACATGTGCCCTGAACGGGCACGTCTCATGTGGACAGGGGCTGTTGAGGACTTCGAGGGGGATGCTGCCGTACTGGGTACGGCATGCCATAACGCTGTCGAGTACCTGATTACCATCCCTGAGGGGATGGATGCTGCCCCCGTGTGCCTTGATGATGAAACCTATACTGCGTTGCATGAGCGGTTCGGCCACGAGTTGGATGAACTCGTGCCGACGATCACGAGGTGGAACAGTTACAAGTCTCGTGCCGATCTGGAGAAGGTGGGTGCAGCCAAGCTGGACTCATGGTATGAGCAGGTGTACCCCCGCTTGACCCCTGTCGGGGTGGAGGTGGGGTTCAACCAGGTGCTGTTCGAGGACGATGAGCGTGTCGTCAGGATGACGGGACGCATCGACCTAATAGATAGCAACATGGGTTTGGTTGATTGGAAGTTCCCGAAGCGTGACTACACGAGGGAGAAGTGGCAGTACGACAGGTGGGACATCCAGTCCACTACGTACTGTTGGGCGACGGGGCGTACGGAGATGACGTTCTACTGCATGTACGGTGTCAAGGGTGAGGTGTCGTCCATGACGGTTGAACGAGGCGAGCAGGACTTCGCGTTCCTGCGGCGCAAGGTCGAGGCGGCAAGCCGCCTCGTGGAACAGTCAAGCCTGAAGGTTTGGCCGTTGAATGATGCAGGCTGGTGGTGCTCCGAGAAGTGGGCGCCGTGCTGGTCTGTTTGCAAAGGGAAAACGACAGCATCGGAGGATGCGAATGGATAAGGACAAGCTGATAGTCGCGCAGAACTGTAACTCTGCGACGGCACAGGTCATGGCTGCCCTGGTGGGGGCGGGTGCGTTCTCGTATGAGGATGTGCGCGCCAACTGGGGTGACATGCACAACATCGTGAACACCAACACGTTTGCCGCAGCAGCCGCACAGATGGTCGCTGCCGCCATCCCAGGTGTTCAGGTGCTACCCACCCCGCCGCTGCCCCCAGCGGCCCCTCAGGCGGCCCCTATGCCGCCCTCAGCGCCCGCTGCGGCGACACCACGACCCAAGTCCAACTGGATTAGGGAAGATGCCTTCGCCAGCATCGTCGGTGCCGTCGAGTACGAGCGCCTCAGCGGCATCACGTTCGGCTCGAAGGAGTCGAACTTCTACTGCAACCAGAGCGTCAAGGCATCAGGCCAGTTGCCGAACGGTTCCCCCATCAGGAACGTGGCGACATACCCTGACGCCAAGGTGAAGCCCGCTGATCGCCTCGAAGGTGATTGGGGTCCAACCCTGGTGGAGTACGCAGACTACGCCATCGACTTTGCTAAGATGCCGTCGTCGTTTACGCGGCCACCCGCATACGTGCGGTGACATGACTACGCGGCTGACCCTCGATGAGGCTCAGGCGCGGGTGCAGCAGGCGCGGGCTGGTGAATCGACCCTCTCCCCCGATGAACCAGTCCGCCCTGTTGCCGTCCCTAGCCTGCCTACCTGCCTGGACATAGCGGAACGTCTCATAGAAGACGCGACCGACGACTCGAACAAGTGGCCCCTAGGGGTGCATGACATAGATGAAGCTCTCGCTGGTGGGTTGAAGAAACGCGAATGCCTGATTGTCACAGGCAAGGCGCACACGGGTAAGACGGTGCTGCTCATCAACGCTGTGGCCCGCAACCCGAACAACATTGTCATGTGGATGACACCAGACGAACCCGACCTGATGGTCCTGTCCCGCATCCTGAGCATCAGGTTGAACAAGAACCCCCGTGAGGTGTACGACCTGGCTCGCAGGGGTGACGAGCAGATCCTCGCTGCGGTACGTCACCAGTCGGAGACGGATCTGAGGAACCTGCGGATCATCGACCGTGCAGCGTTCTCCAAGTATGGCGAAGCGATGCGACGGTCAGGTCATCAGGTTGACGGCCCCATCGACATAGCGGACCACATGCTGGGCACATGGTCTGAGGCGGCGTACGGTCGCAAGGCCGACGTGTTCGTTTGGGACTTCGCTTCACAGTTGGATGACCCCCTGTTGGGTGATGACCCTGCACGTATCTCAGCGTTGAAGTCGTTGGGGATGCGGCACGATGCTGTAACCATCATCGTGCATCAGGCGTCTCGTGGTTCAGGATCCCGTGGCGCAGCGTTGGGTATCGAGTCGGGCCGTTACGGTGGCGAAGACCTGGCGCACTTCATGTTGACGGTGTGGCGTCCACATGAAGACGAGAGGCTGCCGCCTGATGAGCGTGCCCGTTTGGAAAACGTGTTCGGTATAGCATTGGTGAAGAACAAGAGGTTCGACGGGAGAAAGGTAACTATCAACATGGAGATTACTGAAACGGGGAAACTGTTGGATCCGTGGGAGGAGACGGTCATCCAGTACCGCCTCGACCAGGGAGAGTTCTGATGATCCCTTACAAGATTCACTTGGACGACTGGACGGTCGCCATGTACGCCACCGACGGTGGCTTGACGTTCACGGTGAGCAACAGTAGCGAACCAGAGAACTACCTGACGAGGGTGGTGGGTGATGTGCGGCTACGCCGCTACTACATCGGGCGGCAGTGTGCAGGCGAGTTGCATCCGACACCGTTTCCCACTTATCGGGAAGGCACCCTGTTGTCGAAGGAAGCGATTCTTGCACGAGAAGGTGCAGGATGACATGGCTGTCACCGTTGAGAAGCAAACCATTTACATGGGTGCAGGGTTGCAGCGCACAGCATGGATGGTGTGGGACGACGACACCATGGTTGGTTGGCACGCCGACTACGTAGCCGCCCAGCTCAGGGCCGCTGACCTCGTTGAACAGAAGGAACATCGTGACGGGTAGCGACCTCACGTCATGGTTTCACATGACGTTCCACGGGTTCCCCCACGCATGGGGCGAATCAGGTGACCATCCCCGAACCATTTGGGAAGACCTGAGTCTCGCCCACTTTCGCCGCCACCTGGAAGGTGAGGCACCATTGGGGATCTACCCGATGGTGTACGACCCGAACAACAAGCACGTCGGCCCCAGAGGATGGGACACGAACCGACGGTACCCCGATATGCAACCCGACCTGTGGGTGTGCGCATGGGGGTGCATCGACATTGATGCCCAATCCGACCACCACAAGGGGCAGGGCACAGAGGACGAGGTGGCCGACTATGCGTTCAGCCTGCGAGCCGTACTCGCAGCACAAGGCGTCACCTCATGGGTGGAACGCACCCGCTCAGGGGGCGCCCACATCTGGGTGTTCCCCGACACATGGTGCTCCACCGTGGACATGCGACGCTGCCTGCAAGCAGCCGAACAGATCGCGGACGTACCCACCGACTCGCCATTCCCGAAAAGCGAATCGCTACCAGGGCCGCCAGGGAACTTCGTCAGGCTCCCCTACTACGGGAACCGTGCCCGCCCAGACAGGCAGGTCATCATCGAGGAGGACGGCACACCTATACCACTGGAAGGCTTCTTGCATGATGTCAACGCGCATCGTGCGAAGGTCGCTGACATCAAGGCGGCTGCGTTGCTGAAAGCATCGCCGCCGCCCGTGGTGCGACGCCCACTTTCACATGAAAGCAGAGGCGCCCCCACGGAAATGAAACCCAACCTGAAAGAAATGTTTGAGTATGGCCCCCCAGCATCAGCGTTCATCGAGAACCAGGGTGCAGGCAGGGGCAGGCACGGATGGTTGTATAAGTTTGCTGCGTTCGCATGCCGTGACGGGCACACCCTCGGCATGGTGGTGCCGTGGCTGCTGGACCTCGACAACAGGTACACCCGCAAGTTTTACAACAATGGCAAACCCCAACACGACCAGTTGTATCAGCTCGAGAAACTGGCAGAGAAGGCTTTCCGCGATGCCGAAACGCAAGCCGCTAGAGCACGCCTTTATCGTTGAGGGCCGGCCCAAACCTAAGGGGCGGCCCCGCATGACGCGCCGTGGCCGCGTGTACACCCCGAAGGAAACTTTGGAGTATGAGGCGAGGATCGCTGAAGCGTACGACGGGCCGTACTTTGAGGGGCCGATCCTTATGAGGATCGCTTACACCCCCGACTATCAGACGATAGAGATTGAGGAGATGCCTGACGCCACATCGAAACTGCGTTTCGATTTGGACAATGCGATCAAGGCCACGTTGGATGGGTTGAACGGCATCGCCTACCCCGACGACAAACTCGTGTACCACATTGAGGCAACAAAGCTGTGAGCAACCCCGCCCAGTTCGCCAACCAGTCGTTCAACAAACGGTTCGACAGCATGGGTGACCTGGCCGAAGGGGTGTTCGAGGAGTGGTGTGGTGTCAACTATGTCAGGTTCGGGCTGAACCGTCCCCCCATAGCGATGTGGAAACTGCCGTTACGGATCAGGCACACCCCCGACTACCTCACCTCCGACTACCTGGTGGAAGTCCAGGGCTTCGGACGTAAACAGGTTGTCCCAATGAAGTTGGACAAGTGGAAGTCTCTGCTGTGGTGGGACCGCAACGTCATGCCCGTACGCCTGTTCCTTCACGACTCGCACAATGATCGGCAACTCATGTTCCCGATCAAGAAACTGCGACCCCTGATAGATGCGGCGGAAGTCCGCAAGTTTCCCGAAGGCAACGAGTACTATGCGGTATCCGCAGGGGAGGTGTGGTCGCTCCTAGGATAGTGCATGTCGAAGATAGTCAGCGTAGATCCAACAGGCTGGATCCTCGACAGTGTTCTGGAGGACTACTACCGTTCGGTGCTTCCGCTCGGGGACACCCGAAGGCCCGACAGTGAACTTCAAGCGTTGATGGAGACAGCACCAGGGCGTGGCCCCCGTGCGATGTCCATGACCACACGGCTACCAACGTCTAAAGATCAAGTCGTCATCGACGCGCTCGGAGAACTAGAGGAACGGGACCGCACTATCCTGGAACTCGTTCACGGCGCCCACATGTCGCTCCGCCAGATTGAGGAGTACACGGGCATACCGAAGACGACAGTGGCTCGACGGCGCGACCTTGCACCCCTGTTGCTTGCGGAAATCTTGAAACGCAGGATGCCTGAACTTGCAGACAAATACTACCTGGATTAGATCTCAGGGTCGGGGCGGGCATCCAATGCCCGCAACGTCATGTCCTGAATCATTCTGCCAAAGAACTCTCTGAACACGGGATGCACAATGAACCCGTGTTCGGCGCGCCAATCCTCCGACACCAACCCCTCGGCCTCCTCCTCGGTCATCACAACGAGGATGCCCAGCCTGTTTCCGCACCAGCCTGCATGCGTGCCGTCTTCCAGATCGAACAGGTTCGCTTCACGGCGCATGTTGTCATGCACCGTTGACGTGATGTCATCGCCATGTTCAGCGAGAAACGTCTCCCATTCGTCTGCCATCAGGCGGCGCGCTTGTCCAAAACTTCCTTAGCCCACGCCTTCACCAAGGCGAGCACCGCTGCGCCGGCAGCGACAACAGCCGTCTTTGAACTGGACAGATCGCTCAGTATGAAGCATGCGAGAAACGCCTGAACCGCAGTAGCGATCAGCCGTTCAAGCTTGTCACCCCAGTTGCTTGAAGTAATCGTCGTCATTTCTTCCCCTTCTTAGATCGTTTGGCGTGATCGTGGGCGATAGCGACCGCCTGGTCACGCGGGTACCCCTCATTGATGAGGCGTCCAATGTTTGTGGTAATGGCATTCTGAGAGGCGCCACGCACTAGAGCCATGTCAGTACTTCGGGCGTCTAGGCTTCTTCGGCATCAGTCAAACAGGGCTTTGCGGGCACCGCTCTTAGACGGTGAGCCGACAGAACCGATGCCGCCACCAGTCTTCGCTGTGGTGACGAGCACCTTGGCGGCCTTCACCAGGCGTGGTGTTGAACCATCCCTCATAGTGTCCTACTTCCCGAAGGGGCGGCCACCAGAATTGGCGTTCCCCAATCCCGTCTTGCGAAGATATGAGGCAGCCTTCTTAGCCTTCTGCGACATGTCCCACATGTTGAAAGACGACGTGGAATTGTACGGCTGGTCGTCTTGACTGCCGAACGTGTCCTCGAACGTCCCGTATCCCTTACCTTTGGGCATCGAAATGCACCTCCTACCTAAAGAACAGGGCGTCCCAAGTTGCCTTGTTGACCGCACCATTCGCCTTCAAGAACCCGCATTCCCGCTGGAACCGCCTCACCGCAGCCTTCGTACGCCACCCGAAGATCCCATCCGCTGGACCAGGATCACACCCCCACTTCGGCAACGTCGCCTGCACCAACCGAACCTTCACGCCACGCGCCCTGCGCTTCAACGGGCGACGATCAAGATCGTCACCCAACGCACGCACATAGGCAGCCACACCATCCCAATCGACAGTGGGTGCATGGGCGCCAGGGGGAGGCTCGAACGCCACACCTGACATCACCCAGTTATACAACCAGCCACCAGGGCAGCTCGTAGCCGCCAAATCCCTGTGCCCCTTGATCCACAGCCGGCCACCATACTTGCGTTGCAACTCGTCTATGACGGTGCGGAAGCCCTGCTGGGCTTCCAAACTCAACGGCTGATGCCCGTCCCCAATGAATGAGACAGCCACCGTGCGAAAGTTCCAGTTCTTTGTTGCCCCACCGACAGCACCGTTACGGCGCCCCTCGTAGATGGTGCCGTCCACGTCCACCAGCCAGTTGTATGCGATGGACGACCAGCGTCGCACCTGCATGTGGTGACGCTCGAAGGCGCGCACAGCGTTGGCCCCCGTAGGTCCATCCGTTACACCACTGTGGTGTACGACGATCCCCTCGACCCGTTTCGGGTTCAGCCACGTCCAGCCCTTGGTGGATGCGGTGGCACCCCAGGCTTCACGGCTAACGTGGGCAGCCCTCACAGGCTCTCCAACGAAATCATGCGACGCCTGTCTCCCGACCTGTCCCGCTGCCGCGCATACGCCGTGCCTCGGCCAGCGCGCCAATCACGTTCCCGCATGCCGATAGGTGAAATCCAATTCAACCAGTTCAACAACAGGTCTTCCTTGAACCGCTCCTCCTTCGGAGCGAGGCGACGCATCTGCGTAATGTAGGGCACGAAGTTACCCAAGTGGTATGCGAAGTCTTCTCGCATACCCCAGTTCCCTTTGTGGTTCTTCTTCACCATCCCCATCGGCAACGCCTTCGACAGAAACGGCAACAGCCCTGGGATGTCAAACATGCGGGGAGGTGGAATAAAATCTGTCCCGATCTCAGCCTGCGTAAAGATGTTGGTTCCCGTCAGGTACTCGACGGGGAACTTGATCTGAGGAGCCAACCCCTCCGCCACATGCTGCAACGGGCCGAACGGCGTCTCCGCCGAAGGCATCTTCGCCACGTTGATTAGATCCATGAACGGCAGATCAGGGAAAGCGAACGTCCGCTGCCCCTGGTTGGGGTTACCCAACAGGCCCGACAGGTCAATACCCCACCGCTCCCCATACCAGTCGGGAACATTCCTGTCCTTCTCAACTCCGCTCTCAATGTTGTTCTTCAACTGGAGGTACCGAACGAAAGGCTTCGGGTTGCGACCCAACTGGGTCGCCATCAACGGCAACGAGTTACGTGTCCACGTATAGAACGGTATAGCGCGGGAAGCAACCCGTCGTTCAAAGTCGGTTTGCGCTTCCTTCGAGTAGTTGAAGTGGAACTTGTTGACCCTGGCGATGCTCTCTATGTCGGTCATGCCTGTCGTCACCGAATCGAAAGCCAACATCCCGCGCAGCAGTTCCTCCGCCTCGGAGTTGCCGTTACGTATCGCCGTGTTGAACACGTTGTCACGCCGCAGCATGTTTGCCCTGATGGGGCGACCGAAACGGTCGATGTGGGTGGCGCCGCCCAGTCGGAACGACTGTGCGACATCCATAGAAGCCTGGCCTGCGCCGACGGCACCCGACCTGTACACCCTGGCGAGGTCGCGCATCACCACGTCCTTCGGGTTCTTCGCCAGCTCCTCAGCCCCCAACCGTACAGCGCGCCGCTTCAACTCGGCGGGGCGTTTCCCTAGGAAATCTTGGAAGTCAACCCACTCCCTAGGCTCTACCCCAGCCTCAGCCAGCGCAGCCTCCCAACCTTTCTTCATGGCCCGATGGCGCGCCTTCATGTAGATGAACATGTTGTCGAACTGCATCCCAGCCAGGACATTGTTGAACACGCCGCCCAGCAGGTTGCGTTGGATGAACGCGGGCCGCGCTATGGCCTGTGCTTTGAAATAGCCCGTCAACGAATCCCACGCCCTCCAAAACTCGTTGCCTGTTCCAGCCCCAGAGTTCAACGTGGACCGCATCATGTCCAAGAACCTTCGCGTAGCCCCCTCGGACCCCAACCACGCCATGTACATCTGTTCCCCGTTAGGGGTAGCAGGACCGAACGGCAACGCGCCGTCCCTGAACCCTGCACGCAACGCAGCGATGCTCGTATCAGGATCGACACCGTACCTGCCGTCGATCATGTGCCTGAACATGTTGTCAGCCTGCTGAAACTTCGTCATGTCCGTTTCGAGAACCTGACCGATCTCAGTGTCAAGCAGCTTGGCTTCCGCAGCGAGACGCTGCGACTCCAAATCCAAAGCCTCAGCAGCGTTCCTCTGATAGTTCGGGAACTTGGAAGTCGCCCCCTTGTACGGGCCGCCCCCACCCACAGGGCCACCCATCGGGTCAAACCCAGCGAGTCGTGAACCCTCAATCCACGCCTCTTGGGCGCGCTTGTTCATGTTCACGACCTCCTGCAAGGCGTCACGTCGAGCAGCCTCGATGGTCAGCCGCTCTGCCTCAATGTCAAGCAGGGAACCCCTGGGGGTGGTGCCCACCAGGTCGGCATCAGCCCCCAGTTTCAGAGCCTCAGCCTGATCCGCCACCTCGGCAGTAAAATCTTGTTGCAACCTTCGGCGTGCCTGCTCCACCCAGTTGCGGTTCGTCAAATCGCTCAGATCCGTGGGGGCACGCCAACCAGCGTTGAACGTGATCTCCGCATCCAACTCGGCGCCCAGCCTGCGGATCTCATCCACCTGGTCCACATACTGTTGGATGTACTTCGGCCCAGCGTCCTTGCGGCCCAGCCCCCCACGAGACTTGCCCAACAGTCCGTCAACCAGGTCTTGGACATCTTGGACGGTGCGATCCAACGTACCCAGGTGCCCTGCCTTGCGTTGCGCTATGCCGATCAGGTCTTTCGCCAGTTCCAACTGGGCGAGAATCCTCGCATAGGCGGCTTTGCGGGTCATGTGGTGTTCAGCAGGCCCGCTTATATCACCCAAACCCTGCATCACGCCGCGCTCAGTAATCGAATCAGCCACAGTGTTCAACATGCGGGCCAGACGGGTCGTGGACTCCAACGCGATCGACATGTCGAACAGATCCCGTTGAGCATCCGCGACATCAGGAGCGGTGCGGAAACGCTTCGTTCCCGCATCCCGCAACTTGCCGTCAATCTCATCGGTCAGATTCATAATCGCCCGCTGAACCTGAGCGATCCTCGGATCCAACGCGTTCAAATCGGCCTCCGCCGTAGCGTTAGCCCGCGTCGCAGCATCATCCGCCTCACCGCGCAGACGCCGCGAATCATCCCACAACCCCTCAGCCCTGGCTGCCGCCTCCTGCGACTGCGCCCGCTTCACATCCGCCTTCGTACCCAGCTTCCCCGCCTGGGCGCGCATCCCCTTGGCGCCCTTCTCAATGTCGCTCAACACCCCCTTGTAGGCCCGCAAGGTGGCAGCCTCCACGAAGATGCCATGGCTGGCTAGTTCCTTCTCGATGGAAGCCCACAGGATTTCACGGCCCTGAGCGACCTTGTACGTGTCGATCAGTTTCGCCGTGTCGGAAACGAAGAAGTTGTCTGCGATCT